AGACGCATTTATTATGGCTTACGCGCCTAGGGAAAAGGATGTTTTTGGCGAACTGCTTAACCTTGCAATGGGGAACAATTAAATGAATTTTGAAAATATTAAGGAAGTTTGGGATTACAGATTATCCACTGCCACTGTCATGATCGACCGGCGCGGCGGTACTTGGGTTGTTAAAATCTACTCGAAAAACAATATTGATTATAATCCAGCTAAACCCGAGACCGAAGCGCAACCACTTGAATTTTTTGACACTGGCATTGCGTGGGAAGAAGGCGACGAGTACGACAAGGACAAGCTTGAAGTTTGTTTCAATTGGCTATTGGATGTACGTGACAATTACGCATTGCCGAATATCGAAGTGCTCAAGCCGTTCGTCAAAACGATCAACGAAGCGAACGCAAAACTCGCTGAACTGGGGGCAGTGTAATGGCTATTTTTAGAACCGACGCATTAAGGAATGCGATTATAACACCTCTCAATACTCAACGCGGCTCAAGTACTGAGGTGCAAGTTAGATCAGGCGTTAACGCTGGCACAGGTGGCCAAGGCACGCTATTAGCTCAATTAACCGGAAATGCCGGTGGATGGGGAACACCGACTAACGGCGTTTTAACATCGAGCGCAATCACCGAAGATTCGAGCGCTGACGCAACAGGCACGGCTGGACATTGGCAGATCAATACGTCTGGCTCTGTGTTTTTAGAGTCTGGTTCGTTTACTGGCGACGGCGTGACAATTGACAACGCAGCAATAACAGCTGGGCAAACGGTTAGCATGTCGGGTAATTGGGTTAATACAGCCGCGTATGACGACGGAGTTTAACAATGGGGACAAAAGCCACGCAAGATACAGTATTTACAGTGTTTGGGAGAACTCAAGGACTGCTAGCAGACGCATCACGCGCTTGCACCACTGCGATAGCTCAAATAGATGCAGCGAGTATGCATTTTGGTGAGCTTAATTCATCTCTAATGCCCAAATTGAGGGTCGTGCTAAATAACACGGATAATCCCACGACAGATTGGGGCGCGGGGTTTATCGTTAATATCAATGCTGAGGCGCTGGCACAATTAAACGTCACTGATTACGACGTTGATGTTGTTGCGTCTAGAACAGCAATCCAAACAGTTTTAACAGCGGCATCCGCGCTTTTCCCGCGCAACGTGTCGGATAAAGTTATTCACGAGGAGATCACGCCACAAGGCTCGACGTATGACACGCCGGGCGATTTAACTGGGCTACGTGCTGATTTAGTGTTAGCGGTTGACGCACTAGAGTAATGACATCACCGACAGTTGTACTGGAGACAGAGAGCGGTAATTCAGGCTCCTCGACCACGTTTACAGTTGACACTGGAAGCGTTCAGGACGGCGAGGGGTCTATCATTGTCGTTAGCCGTGATGGCGGGTCTGGCACTGTCACGTTTTCAGACGGTTACACTGAATCTTTAGACGCTAATGATGATGATGGTTTTGCCAGTGCAGCTGTTGCATATAAACAGGGTGGGGCTTCTGAACCATCATCTATCACTGTCACATCAACACTTTCAGGCGAGTTTACAGCGCGAGCTTATCGGGTCAGTGGCCACCTTAGCTTTGACACTCAAGCGCCCGATATCGGTTTTTTAACTAATGAGGGAAATGTAACTGTACATAACCCGCCTAGCGTCAATGTAACTGGTGGCACTAAAGATATTCTATCGATTGCATTATTGCCCTTCGACACTCACAACGTTTCGGTGTCAATATTTCCATCGGGATACACTAATACCGGAATGACCGTTTCTGGTGCCTCTGGTAGTCAGTGCTCATTAGCGTTTGCTAGACGTGCTTTATCCGCTGTATCACTAGAAGACCCCGGCAGCTTTACGTTAAGCGGCACGCGTCGTGGAATACCCATCACGCTACTGATTCAAGAAGACGCGGCTAGTGGTAGCACAATCACCGCAAACGTAGCCGAGGCGGGCGATACCACAACAGCCGCACTTGAGGTTGCTGTTATTGTTACGGCTAATCAAGCTGAAGCAGGAGACAGTACAGCGGCGGCTATCACCGTTGGCGGACTATCTCAAATAACTGCCAATACCACCGAGGTCGGTGATAGCGCAACAGCCGATCTAAATAATATTGTTGGCATTGCAGCGAATCAAAACGAGGCCGGTGATAGCACATCAGCAACGATAAGTAATATCGTTAGCATTACGGCTAATCAAGCCGAAGCAGGCGATACAACAAGCGCCGCACTTGATGTTGCCGTTAGTATTACAGCGAGCCAAAACGAAGCCGGTGATACCACAAACGCTAATTTAAATAACATTGTCAGCATTAGCGCGAACGTAGCCGAGGCCGGTGATACCACGGCAGCTAGCCTCATAATTGGCGGCCTATCGCAAATAACTGCCAATATTAACGAGGCAGGCGATACAACAACCGCAGCACTGAATAACATTGTTAGCATCACGGCAAACGTAGCCGAGGCTGGCGACACTACAGCGGCGACGGTATCGACAGGTGGCGCATTAGTTGCGGCCACTGCTGAAATTGACATATTCCCGGCTTATGAGGGACAATCGAGCATAATCCCCGCTTATACTGCTATGGCGAACATAATATGACAGCGCTTTTTATAGCCAACCCCTCTTGTTTAGAGTTATCGGATTTAACCGCGTGCGGTAGTACCGATTTAATTATTGATGCCACGGTTACGAGTACTATTTTTGACCCCGATGACGTGGAAGTCACTGGGGAAACGTGGCCGTTATCTATGCCCTTTGATTCAGTTACCAGTATTTATCGCGGCGTTACATCCGCAGCGTTAGGATTAACTGAGGGCGTTAATTATCGAGTTAACATCGTTGCGAAAGACGGCGGGGGCAATGTATTGACCGACCAGGATTTACAAATCAGAGCGGCTAATAGGCGGACAACTTGAGCGACGAAAAATTAAACGAGCTTCACACGATGGCTGCGGAATTAATGGCTAACTCGCCCACTTCTGATCGCGATATTAGACAGAGAATGTCGCAAGTTTTATCTGGAGGGTATGATTTTGGCGACACGCTCCACAATGTTTATTTAGATTATGGTTACCCAGATAAGCTAGACTTTTTTAATTTTTGGAATATGTACCGCAGATTTGGCATCGCTAAAAATGCGGTTGATTTGCCGGTAAACACAGGGTGGAGCACTCCGCCAGAAGTGACGGGGAATGATCAGTTTAATAAGGATGTTAAAAAACTGAATTCCAGAATCAATTTATGGTCACGACTAAAAGGTCTCGACACACGCCAGCGCGTGGGCCGTTATGCCGGGATGTTTATGCGAGTGAGAGACGGACAAACGCCTGATAAGCCACTGGAGGTACGATTAAGTGGCGAATCTGTTTTAGTTGAAATGATGCCGCTTTATGAATCTCAATTAGAGGTTATCGATTCGGACACGGACGCTACAAGCGAAACTTTCGGCCAGCCCATTATGTTGCAGTACAGCCAATCAATCACAGGCGGTCGAAACGAGGAGGCCAATAACACAATTAATATCCATGCTAGCCGAATTGTATTCGCCGCAGAGGACAGCGACAACGGCTGGATTTATGGAGTTCCCGCGCTAGAAGCTGGTTATAATTCGCTAATGGACCTCAGAAAAATCATAGGTGGGGGTGGTGAGGGATTTTATAAAAATTCAGCACAAAGCACGGTTTTTAATCTGACCGATCCAGCCAGCGCATCAGTTTATAAAGACAAATTAGAGCAGTTCAATGAGCAGTATGATGAATTTACGCGTAACCGTCATCGCCGTGCCATGTGGACCCCGGGAATGGAGGCAAACACATTAACCTCCAATCTAATGAACCCAACCGGGTTTTTTGACGTTGCTCTGAATGACGTGGCCGCTAGCGTTAAAATTCCCGCCACAATTCTAATCGGAAAACAGACCGGCAGGCTTGCGAGCACTGAGGACGGAGAACACTTTTTGGCGGGAGTTCAATCGCGTCGAATGGATTTTATGACTGAAATGACCCGCAATGTTTTTGATTGGTTAATCGAATTCGGTATAGTAGCGGCTAGCGAATATGAAGTTGAGTGGGATGATTTATTGGCTCGATCCGATGAGGACAAATTATCTAACGCTGACAAGATGGCCGGAGTTAATGAAAAACAATTTAGGTCGGGCGGGGATATTCCTTTCAGCGGTGACGACATTAGAGAAGCTGCGGGGTATGAGCCGGGCGCGGAAGAAAACCCAGGCGGCGAGGAGCTAGGCGAAGAAGATGCCTAACGTCAAAGCGCAAATTGCACTTGCAAAAATGAGTGCCTTAGAACAAGTAAAAGCCAAAAGTCAGGAAAGGCTAAGATTGGCTATACTGGAGACGCAAAGCCTGCAAGCTCAAAATATCGAACCCTCCGCCGAGTTATTGGGCAGATTGAAGGAGTTACACGATAGGGTATTTGGTGATTCCAGCCTCTCAATTCCAAAACCTGCTGGGCCTATCTATGAGGCGGCGAATTCAAGGGGGCTAATTAGAGATTTCTTTTTTAGGGTTTTTGCGTAATGCCGAAGAAGACTAAAGCTGATCCTACAGGGCAAGCTGTAAACCGTAACAAAGGAACGCGTCGACTCACTGCAAGGTTAACCCGTGCGGAGTCCAGGGTTAAAGGTTTGGTTAGAGCTATTCCCCGCGTACGTAGGCGTATAGTTAAAATTCAGAACGCAGAGAAAACCGTTTTTTATGACTACGAACTAAGCGCTCAGGATCAAGAGCAGCTAGATAGATCGATTCGGTTTATCCTTAACGATGAGTTACTGGAGACTCAAACCGACATAAAACCGTTTCGGTGGTATTGGCAAGACAACATAGAGCCGACATATCGGCAAGGCACAGCCGAAGAAGTACGGGATTTTAATCAATTAATTGCCGGTGCAGTTGTCGCGGGCGCGTTAGTGCGAGGGTTGCCACCTCAAACCGTACCGTTTGAACGAATCATTTTTTCTGAATTTTATAGAACAGAATTAAATAAGGCTTATATTAGCAGCTTCACAAGTATAAAAACGCTGAGCAATACCACGGCATCACAGGTTATACAGCGGATCAATGCGGGCATATCGGCAGGATTAACCCCTACAAAGATTGGGGTGGATATCGCGGAACGTTTTGATGTTTCCAAAGCGAGCGCTAAGCGCATTGCGGAAACTGAGGTTAATAAAGCTTATAACGACGCAAAATTAAATGCCACCGGCGCCATGGCGGAAGAGACTGGGCTAAGATCGGCGGTGATCCATATTTCAGCGCTAACACCGACAACTCGTCGGCATCATGCGGCCAGGCACGGCAACGCCTACACGACCGAAGATCAGACCCAATGGTGGGATAGTGGGACGAATAGAATTAACTGCAAATGTACAACGCGCTCGATAATGCTTGACAGACGTGGTAACGTGGTGCAGTCAGAACTACAGGACGAAATTAAGGAAGAGAGGGTAGCTAATGCCTAAAAGAATATTAATGCAATGCCGGACTAAAGTTAATTCTGATTCGATTCGGCGTGAAACACTTGACGGAGTAGAGCACATTATTGTGAGTTCCGCAACTTTGCCCGATGATATCGTGATGAATGGCGGGCTATATCCTGCTGATGAAATCGCGATTAGTTTTGAAACTCTGGAAGGTACTTTGGCTCCAGTAGAGCACCCCGAAATTGACGGCAAGTTTTTATCCGCAAATGACGCCAGGGCCATTCATGGTTTTCACGCGGGAGCTTTTAATAAAAACGTTAAGCATGAAGGCGGGCGTGTCCATATTGATAAATTTATTAATGTGCAAGAGGCGTTAAAAACAGAACGCGGTAAACGTCTGCTAGACAGAGTTAATGAACTTGA